AGAACCAGAAGCATAACCAAATATGAATCTTATAGATAAAGTTTTATTAGAATGGTCCTATAAGACCAAAAAAGGATATCCTGACATTAACAATCAAGAGGATATGGCTTTGTTTGAATCCATGTTCGGTTTCAATCTTAACGAAGCTTATACAGAATTCCCAACCTCACCAGATCAAATTAGTAACCCTAAAGTACAAGAGCTTTTTAAAATAGTAAAAGCATTCCCTGGATTAAAAATAGATGATCCAATAGCATTAGATCCTAATAAGAAAAATAGCCCTAAAATAACAAGGAGTTTAAAAACCAATAGAGAGTTTATAACACACTTAGAAAAAGGGTTAGGTATTGAAATAGAAGACGTTAATGAATTCATTAAATGGAATGGTCTTTCTATAAGTTTTGGAGAAGGTTCAAGAGGAGGTAGAGGAGCAAATAGTAAAGGATTAAAATTTGAAGAAGAAATTGCTCAAGATTTAAATAACTTCAAAGATGGTATAGAAGAATATATACATTCAGAACTAACTAAATCTATTATACAAGAATTTTCATTAAACGCTACTAACTTTAATGTTAAAAATGAAGGCGGTGAGAATAAAAGAAGACCTTTAAACTTTACAGATAAAGGCCCAATAGTAGGATTTACAGGAGAGAATATAGCTGCTACGTTAACAGATTTAACTATAATTAAAGGGGCAGAGAGAATATACCTTTCTTTGAAGTACGGTGGGACTTTAACATTTTTTAATGCAGGAGTAGCAGTCAGTGTTTTCCCAAAAGATGATTTTCTAGACGGTAAAATAGATACACCAGACGGAGTGGCACTACTAGAAACCTTTGGAATTGATAATGAATTATTCTGTAGAGTTTTTAACGAGTATAGAGAAGATAAGACAGGTACCAACTTTACAGAATACCACAAAGCCACTAATGATTACGATAAAGAAAAACTATTTAATTTAGTTGAAAGCGGTATAGGTACAGGGTACTTCATGTTAAAAGGAGGTAAGAAGACTGAATTTTTCTTCGTAGGTGATGAATATAATAAACAAGCATCAGAACCTATATCCGGTATAGAGATACAATACGGCGGTAAAACAGGTATTGGTAAAAGAATAGACATTGTTTTTGAATCTGAGAAGTATAGGTTTAAAATCAATATCAGAAATAAACAAGGCAAATTGTACCCATCACATATAATGTGTGATTACAAAGCAAAGTAGTTATGGCAAAAGACATAAAAAAGATCATAGCACAAGAGTACATCAAGTGTGCTAAAGATCCAGAGTACTTCATGAGGAAATACTGTTATATACAGCATCCTACTAGAGGTCGAATACTATTTAACCTTTACCCTTTTCAAGGTAAAGTTTTACATTTATTTAGAGATAATCAATTTCTTATTACTTTAAAATCTAGACAGCTAGGTATATCAACTCTAGCTGCAGGTTACTCATTATGGTTAATGTTGTTTCATAAAGATAAGAACGTACTAGCTTTAGCAACAACTCAAGCAACTGCACGTAACTTAGTTTCTAAAACTATGTTTATGTACGACCAGCTTCCAAAATGGTTAAAACTACCAGCACTAGAAAAAAATAAATTATCCTTAAGATTAAAAAATGGATCAAAAATTACAGCTAAATCATCTAATGCGGACGCAGCAAGATCCGAAGCAGTTTCCTTATTACTTATTGATGAGGCCGCCTTTATTGATAACATTGAAGAAACGTTTACAGCTGCACAACAAACCTTAGCAACTGGTGGACAGTGTATGGCACTATCAACTCCTAACGGAATTGGAAACTGGTTCCACAAAACTTGGGATAAAGCTGAATCAGGAGAAAATTCATTTCTACCTATAAGGTTACCTTGGACAGTACACCCTGAGAGAGATCAAGAATGGAGAGACCAACAAGATAGAGACTTAGGTCCTAGAATGGCAGGACAGGAATGTGATTGTGACTTCTTAGCATCTGGAGATACAGTATTCGAACCAGATGATATGATGTTTTACGAACAAACTTACCTTAAAGAACCTCTTGAAAAAAGAGGAGTAGATACTAACCTTTGGATATGGGAAGGAGTTGATTATACAAAATCATATATGGTTGTAGCCGATGTAGCTAGAGGAGACTCAGCTGATTATTCCGCCTTCCATATATTTGATGTAGAAACAGCAACACAGGTAGGAGAGTATAAAGGTAAACTATCCCCAAAAGATTACGGTAACGTATTGGTGGGTATTGCAACAGAATACAATCAAGCACTTTTAGTAGTAGAAAATGCAAATATAGGATGGGCTACTATAGAACAGATAATGGAACGACAGTATAGTAACATATATTACAGCTCTACATCTCAAATGGAAACAGTAGAGTCCTATATGACTAAATTTGAAAGAGATAAACTAGTACCAGGCTTTACAATGTCAGTTAGAACCAGACCACTAGTAATAGCTAAGATGATTGAATATATTAGAGAAAGAGGAGTTACAATACAATCAAAGAGGTTAATAGGTGAAATGAGAGTATTTGTATGGAAAAACGGTAAACCTCAAGCTCAAGTAGGATATAATGATGATTTACTAATAGCATGCGCAACAGCACTATACGTAAGGGATACTGCTTTAAGGTTACGTCAACAAGGAATGGACTTAGCAAGAGCACAGTTATCCTCATTTCAAAATTTAAACCTTCAAAATAAAGGAATCATGAGATCAGTTGGTTCCCAACAAAATAATCCTTATCTTATAGATAATGGCTTCGGTGAACAAGAAGATATATCTTGGTTATTATAAAGGAGCTATTTATAATATATACTGAATTAAAATATTCATTGAATGGCAGATAAATCATTATTTCCAAGACTACAGAGACTCTTCTCATCAGATGTAATAATTAGAAACATCGGCGGAACCGAACTAAAGGTAGCTGATATTAATAAAATACAGACAACTGGTAATTTTGAAACTAATTCTTTAGTGGATAGGTTCTCAAGATTACATATATACAATAACAAAAATCTATTTAATCCTAACCTTAATTACCAATCTCTCCGTATACAGTTATACTCTGATTACGAAGCAATGGATACAGACCCTATAATAGCTTCAGCATTAGATATATTAGCAGATGAAGCTACGCTTAAAAACGATATGGGGGAAGTACTTTCAATTAAATCTTCAGACGAAAACTTACAAAGAGTACTATATAACCTTTTTTATGATGTATTAAATATTGAATTTAATTTATGGTCATGGGTTAGAGGAATGTGTAAGCATGGAGATTACTTTTTAAAATTAGAAGTAGCAGAAAAATTCGGAGTCTATAACGTACTACCTTATACGGTTTATAATATGAGTAGACACGAAGGAGCAGATCCGGAAAAACCCGCCCAAGTACAATTTACAATTGACCCAGATGGGCTTGCTTCTTCTCAAGACCCTACATATATACCAAAAAGAGATTCTAAAGCTGTAGTCTTAGACAATTACGAAGTAGCACACTTTAGATTAATATCAGATCATGCTTACTTACCTTACGGTAGATCTTTTATTGAACCAGCTAGAAAAATATTTAAACAACTTACGTTAATGGAAGATGCGATGTTAATTCACCGTATAATGAGAGCTCCAGAAAAACGTACTTTCTTTGTAAATGTTGGTTCTATACCTCCAGCAGAAGTTGATCAGTTTATGCAAAAGACTGTTAATGGAATGAAAAAAACTCCTTATGTTGATCCTAAAACAGGACAATATAACTTGAAGTTTAACATGCAGAACATGATGGAGGATTTCTACGTACCGGTAAGAGGAGGAGATGCTTCTACTAGAATAGAAACTACCAAAGGATTAGACTACGATGGTACTAATGATATACAGTACTTACAGGCTAAAATGTTTGCTGCTTTAAAGATACCTAAAGCATATTTTGGATATGAAGGAGATTTAAGTGGTAAAGCTACTTTAGCAGCAGAAGATATAAGATTTGCTAGAACAGTTGAAAGAATACAAAAGATAGTAGAATCTGAATTAACAAAAATTGCCTTAGTACATTTATATACTCAAGGATTTACAGGAGA